AACGCCTCTAAGTTTCGTCCCCAAGATTGTCTTCCGCAGAAGGTCAAGTTACTACTACTTGTTGGCAGCTGCCATCTAACGAGATAGCACAGCTATTAGCACTTCCATTTACGTAAAGCTAGAGCCTTACGTGTTGGCTTTCCATTTGGTTTTTTCATTGCACCTTTAACACCGCCCATCCGTGCACAGAAGCTTTTACGTCTTCCAGCTGCTTTAGAGCCTTTCTTAGCTTTCCCTGTTACAGGTGCTTTAAGATTAGCCCCAGTCTTACGTTTGTAATAACGTCTACCAGCGGCATTTAATCCGCCACTAGGGCTTTGGTGTTTCTTTGCTGGCATTTACTTTTTCTTTCTTACTGTTTTCTTTTTAGGGAAACCAGCTTTCATATTAGAATAAGCTTTTTTACTAATAGTAGATTTAGACTTGGGTCTACTTGTTCCAGCTTTCTTACGTGCATTTATATTTGCGTATAGTCCACGTTTAGCCATTAACATTTACCTCTTTTTTTAGTCTTACCTTTTTTCATTGGTTTACCATATGCCATTGTATATCTCCTATAAGTTACTGTTTGCTAATTTCTCCTGTACTTCAGCTTGGAACGCTGGGTCTTTAGCATATCTTGGGTCGCCCATGTCAGCTTGTACTTGAGCCCACGATTCATAACCACCTTGTGAAGTAGCACCAGCTTTACCTGATAGTAATTTAGGGTCACTTCCTTCAGCTGCTGTGTATCTAGCTTGTAAACCAGTAACAGCTAGCTTGATAGTTTCCATATCACCACTGTTAACAGCATTGTTATAAGCTGTTTGTTCAGCTTCAGTTAAATTTTGTCCAGCCCATTGAGTCATCTCTACGTAAGCGTCTTCTCCACCTACTAAGCCTTTGACTTCAGTGCCTTGTTGTAATGCCCTAGCTTCTTGTCCAGCAATAAACTGGTCTACAATATCTCTACTGATACCAGCTTTCTCTAATCTTTCATAAGACTCATCAGCTAGTTGTCCACTTTCAGCATACTCTGCACTTAGTGAATCCATGTCAAGTCCAGCAGACTCAACAGCTTCATCAGCTTTAATCTCTAAATCACTCTTAGGTTGTTCTTCAGCCTTCGCTTCTTCCTTAGCTTCTTCTTTAGGTTGTCCTAATTTAGCTTCTAATTCAGCGTATGATTTAGCCATGTCTTCTACAGAATTAAACTTTTCAGGCAAGCCTTCAGGTTTAGAACCTTCTACTTGTTCTTCTACTGCGGGGGCTTCTGCTGTAGTTTCATCTGCTTGTACTACTATTTGTTCTACCATTTATTTTTCTCCTTTATTGTGGTTTGGTCATGTTATTAGCAATAGGTTGTACTACATCCTGTGCCATATCCATCATTTGTTGCTGCTGCATTTGTTGTTGAGCAGCTTCTTGCTCTTGAGCTAGTTGCTCTTCACTCTTAATTAATCCTTCAGTATCAATACCTAAGCTGGTAGCAACACGAGTAATCAAGTCATTAGGATTTAATACCTGTACTATTTCAGGACTAATTTGAGCTAGTTGTCCTATCTCCATAACAAATTCTCTTAGTTTCTGTAGGTCATTACCACGTCCTAAAGCTTCTATGCCTGTGATAATAGTAGGTGCTACAGAATTTTTTGGAAGTTTTGGTATCTCATTAGATTGAGACATACGTTTCATTAATACTTGTACTAATGGTAACTGAAACTCTTGAGATAATAGTGAGTATATACCACCCATACTAGTCTCTAACTGTTCAGCCATGTATCTAATCTCTTGTGCTGTAACACGTTCAGCGTCTCTTTGTATTGCTGTGTGTAATAAGAAAGCGTAAGACATACGTTCTTCTAGTCGTCCTATGCTACGTTCTACAATACCTAAATCATATTGCTTATCAGTTTGCAGACATGTTACGTCGTCTCTTTGTCCTGTAATTATGTCCCCGTTTCTAGTGTTGGCTAAATCTTTTTTGCGTGTGACAGCGTTCGGTCTAACCATAAATACTACTTTACTTGCAGCAGCTGATGATTCTACTAGTGATTGTGATAGTCCCTCTAGTGACCTTAGGTCTCCTAAAAATTCCTCTACATAACCACGACCGTAGTCTTCACCGTCTACTCTAACCATACGCAATGCTTGGTAAGGCATGTTGTCTGATGGGTATGTACCGACTGAGCTTGGTATTTTATGACCCATAACTTCTTGGCATACATAGTATTTGCCGTCAGGTAATCTGTATATATGAGTATATATCTCACAGTCCTCATCTTCTTTATAATCAGGATATTTACCTATAATTTGTAGTGTCTCTTCATCCAGTGCGACTGGACTAATGCTTTCTTTAATAATTACTTCTAATAAATTACCATCTTCATCCCTTCTACAAACAAATTGTGTTATACCATACACACGCATATTGCCTTTCTTAGGTAGATATGTTAGTACATTACCACTTACAATAAGATGTTTTAGTGCTTCAAATACAGATACTCTAAGTGCTAGGTTCTCTATTTTCTTGTGTATCTCACGCTCAATTTTGGCTAGAGACTTCTCAATTTCAGATTGTAATTCAGGGTTCTGCTCTAGTTCCTCTTTAGTTTTACCTGATAAAGATAACCTAAAGAAAGGTGAGTTGGGTGGTAATAATAATAATAGAAGTTTGGAAGCTAGGTTGTTAACACCTCTTGCTCCCACTGATTGGAATGGGGTATATAATTCTGAGCTTGACTCGAAGCCGTCGTCAGGAATAAGGGTTGGAATTGTAAGTTCTGAGCACTCACGGGCTCTATCTACATAATGTTGTCTATCTGCTTGTAGCTTTTCATAGCGTTGTTTCGCTGTCTCTTTCATCATCTCTTGCATAATTAACTAATGTTTAATCCTGAACCTGAAGTAGGAATAGATAAGCCTGTTGTTTGTAAAGCTTTTGTACCTTTACGTTTGGCTTTCTTTTTTCTTTCTTCGTCAGTTAACTTCTCTTCAGCTACCTTAAGTGTTGGTGCTATCTCATCTCCTGATGGTGAAGCGATAGGCGGAGCTGGAGTAGGTGCTGGTGGTGGTGTTGAAACTCTTGGGCTACCTGTGCACATATTATCTCCTTATTGGTTTCTAGTTGGAATCTGTAAGCCAGCGTTTGACTTGTTTAAATCACTTGTACCCAATGCTGGGTTATAAAGCTTGCCTGTACTTTTAGTTTTGACTCTAGCTTTTTTAGTTTTGTCTGTAGCTTGGTCTTCTTTAGGGGAAGAGACAGTGGTTGTAGTTGTTTTTGCTGGTTTACTGTACATCCCTGTTTGCATTGCTTTACCTACACACATTATTTATCTCTTTCCTTTAGTTGATTAATAAAGCGAACAACATCACGTTGTCCAGCCTTGAAGTATATGTCCTTCATTTCATCTGAGATATCAGGTGATTGCTCAGGAAATAAAGTATTTAACAGCTTAATAAACTGTGGTACGGTCTTAGGTAAGGTAGTTTCTTCTTCATCCTTGCCTACTATATCTTTTATAAACATATTTTATCCTTCTAAAACGGGTACTTTAATCCCACAGTGTACCAGTTATTGTTCCTTTGTTGTATTCAGTTGCTCTATTTTCAAAAAAGTTAGCATGTTCAACACCATTGAGTACCCAGTCTAACCACTCTAATGGGTTATCTTTTACTTTGTAGTTAGGTTTTAATGACAGTTGTAACAGTCTGCGGTCAGCTATATATCTAATATATTGCTTTACTTCTTTAGGTTCTAGCCCACGAATACCCCCTTGCTCAAATGCTAGGTCAATAAATTTATCCTCTAGCTCAACCATGTCTCTACAGGTTTGATAGATAGTAGCTTTAAAATCATCATTCCACACACTTGGATTCTCTTTAATCATTTCTTTAAACAGTTTAATCATGCTCTCTACATGGTGTGACTCATCACGTATTGACCATGTAACTATTTGACACATGCCTTTCATTCGACCAAAGCGTTGAAAGTTAAGTAACATAACAAAAGAAGCGAACAGTTGTAGTCCCTCACCAAAGGCTGAAAAACAAGCTATGTCTCTAGCCAGTCCTTCTACTCCTTTACCTTTATCTTTAAATAAATATTTATGTTTATCAGCCATCTCTTTGTATTCTTGAAATGCTTTAAACTCTGACTCAGGTAAACCTAATGTGTCATTTAACATAGAATAACTATGTGCATGATTAGCTTCACTTGCTGCAAAAGAAGTCAACATCATACGTACTTCAGGTACTTTAAACTTAGGTAAGTATTTATCTAAGTAAGCCTTAGCTATGTCTACATCTCCCTGTGTAAAGAATTTTAGTATTTGATTAATTAAGTTCTTTTCTGAATCTGTTAGTCTTTCATTCCAGTCTCTTACATCTTCATGCAATGAAACTTCTGACGGTAGCCAGTGCATTTTCTGTTGCATATCATAAGACTCAAATGCCCAGTCATATGTAAATGGTTTATAGTGTGTACGTTCTTTAAATAAATTCATTATCCCTCGCAAGCTATACATTCCCCATCAGGAATGATTGTTCGTTCTATCTTTTGTGACACTAGTTCTGCTCTCTTCATTGCTTCTGAGCGACAGTAGTAAAGTGTCTTGAGTTTTCTTTTCCAAGCCAACATATGTATATCATGTAGTTCACGTATGTGAACATCAGCTGGAACGAATACATTAACAGATTGTCCCTGACAAATAAACTCTTGTCTGTCTGCTGCGTGTTCTATTACCCACTGTTGATTAATCTCTATGGCTGTCTTGAATGTATCCTTCTCATAATCAGTAAGACCTTTGAGTTCTAATACTGAACCTCTGTTGGCTAGTATCTTCTTCCATGTCTTCTCATCATTCATACCTTTGTTTTCTAATAGTTTTTCTAAGTGTTTATTCTTAACCAAAAATGAACCTGACATTGTTTTCTGTACATAAGCGTTAGCCCTGTATGGTTCAATGGCGGGTGATGTAGTGCCACATATAATTGAGCTAGAAGCATTGGGTGCAATAGCAAGTAGGTGAGCATTACGCATACCTGTGCCTTCCATGTCAGGTGCTTCACCTTTCTTAATAGCTAATCGTTTAGATTCTTTGACTGCCTGTTCTTTAATGTGTTTAAACATCTGTAAGTTTTTAGATTTAGCTAAAGCTGATTCAAATGGTATGCCTTTAGATTGTAAGTATGAATGAAAACCCATTGCTCCTAATCCTAAACTTCTTTCATTAATAGCTGAGTACTTAGCTTTGTATAAAGTATCAGGGGCATTATCAATAAAGTGTTGTAAGACATTATCAAGGAAGTGAATCAAGTCAGGTATAAACATTGGGTTATTCTTCCACTCATCATACTTTTCTAAGTTGACTGAAGACAGACAACACACAGCTGTACGCTGTTCATCTGTTGGTAATGTTATCTCAGTGCATAAGTTAGAATGATTGACCTTAAGTCCTAAATCTTTTTGTGCCTGTGGTAGTCCTTCATTAACTGTGTCGTTAAACATAATGTAGGGCTCACCTGTCGCTACTCTGTTCTCTAGTATACGTTGCCATAATTCTCTAGCAGATACAGTTCTTACTATCTTGTTAGTGTGTGGGTCAATTAGATTCCAGCTGTCATCAAAGGTTGGTTCTTTAATACAGTTATCAATCAAGGTCATAAAGTCATTAGATATGTTAACACCGTGATGTAGGTTCAGACACTTCCTGTGTACATCACCACCACTAGGCTTACGCATATCTAGAAACTCTATAATCTCAGGATGGCTTACGTCCATGTAAGCGGCATAGCTGCCCCTTCTAGTCTTTCCTTGTGAGAAGGCTAACATCTCTGAGTCTACTACATGTAAAAAAGGTATTGACCCTGACGACTGAGAACCATTGCTAGTACCAGTACCATCAGAACGGACGTGACCCCAGTAACCACCGACTCCGCCACCGACTGAGGCTAGCCAAGCGTTCTCTGTGTAGTGTCCAGTCAAACCTTCTCTGCTGTCAGGTACATAATTAAGGAAGCATGAAATAGGCATACCTCGTAATGTACCACCATTAGTTAAGATAGGTGTTGAATACATAAACCACAGTTTAGATGAATAGTTATATATACGTTCAGCCATCTCATCATTAT